CCCTCAAATAGGCCGAGCACGGTGCCGGTGAAGCCGGAGAAGCTCGAGAACGTGTTGCCCAGCAGCCCGGAGAAGTAGCCGGTGAGGCCGTCCCACGCCTTCGTGGCCACCTCCCACGCGTCGACGAAGGCCTTGCCTATGAGCGCGATCACCGGCTGCATGTACTGCCAGAGGACCTGGAACGCGGCCCTAATGTAGTCTAGCGCCGTGGTGCCCTTTTGCTGGTTAAGGGTCCAGTCCTCGGTCAGGGCGTACAGCGCCGCGCCGAGGGTGGTCACGGCCACGATGATCCAGCCCACGGGCCCTATCAGGGCCAGGAAGCCTGCGGTTAGCGAGATTATGGCCGCGAGCACAGTGGGTCCGAAGGCGACCAGGAACGCGGTGCCGGCTGCCGTCACGATGACTGCGAGCACGTCGACGTAGTCGGACAGGACCTTGAGCGCGCCGTAGAGGACGTTGGTGACCCCGGTCGCCTCGTTGAAGCGGCCTATCCACCTCTCGACCGCGTTGCTGAACGCGGTCACGCCATCCGTGGACGTCGCCACCGTCTGCTGGAACTTGTCATGGATGGCGCTGGACATGGCCAGGATGGCCGCCACCATCTTGGGCAGCGTGATCTCACCCTGGTGGGTCATCTCCGTCAGCTTGCCGGTCGTTATCCCCATGCCCTCCGCCATCATGCGCAGCAGGACGGGGTTCTCCATGAGCAGGGAGTTCAGCTGCCTGCCGCTGAGGTGCCCGGTCTCGAACGCATGCGATAGGGCGAGCATAGCATTGGTGGCCTCGCGGGTCGTCGCGCCAGACATCTTGGTGGTCATGGCGACGTCCTCGGTAAGCGTCTTGACGTCCTTCTGGTCCATATTGTACTGGTGCAGGGCGATCGCGATCCTGGAGTACAGCGCCGCGGTGGCATTGAGGTCCGAGCGCGTGTCCTGCGATACCTGGAACACCTGCTCCTGCGTGTCCCTCAGGTCGCGCATGTCTGTGGTGACTATGCGCAGGCGGTTGGTCATGGTGGTCCACGCGTCGGCATAGGCGAGGACGTCGGACGCGACCTCCCGCACTACCATGAACTCCACGACGACCGCGAGCAGCTGCTTGAGCGAGTAGCCCGCGGTGTTGACAGTCACGCCGAAGTGGCCCATGGCCTGCTCTGCGCTGCCGACAGCGGGCCCCATGGCGTTTATGGTGGGTAGGGCGCTGTTGGCCGCCTGACCGAACTGTGCCATGGCCGTGCCGGCCTGCTGGAACGGCACGAGCGCCCCTCCGCCGCCGGAGCCCCTCAGCAGGAGGAACGACTCGCCGAGCGCGGTGACACCGCCCGCCGCGCGCACTGCGGCCGCGGATAGGCGGTCCATGGCGGCGGCCGCGCCGGTGAGCATTAGCACGAAGCCGGCGCCCTCCGTGTAGACGCTGCCCATTATCTCCTCGAGCATGAGGAAGCCCTCGCCCAGCGCCCTGACGGTGAAGCCCGTCCTGGCCGCCGCGGCCTCGACGACCTGCAGCGCGCCGCCCAGCTCGCGGACCACCAGGGCCCCCCCGGACGACGCCTGGCCCAACATGAGGAAGCCGTCGCCCAGGGCGACGACGCCGCCGGCGGCGCGCACCGCTGCCGCGGACGCGGCGCCAAGGGCCCCCACCATGGTGTCCATGAGGACCGTGAAGCCGTCCCCGACGGCCAGCACCACGCCCTCCACCTCGGTCAGTGCAGTGTTCAGGACGGACAGCGCCGTGCCGTCGCCCCGGAGGGCCTCGTCGAGCAGCTCGGCCGAGCCGCGCAGAACCTCGGACGCCTCCCGGAGCCGTTCGGTAGCCGACGCCGCCGAGTCGGCCCCTGCGGCTATGTCCTCGAGGCTGCGCTTTACCTCGGGGGCTCCCGTCTGGGAGACTACGATGTCGATCCTCTCCTCGGACACGCTCCGTCTCCCCTCAGTTCAGGCCGACGCGCACGCCGCGCACGGCGGCGCGCCCGCGCTGCACCGCTGCCTCGACGAAGCCTGCCGGGGCCTGGCGGGAGTGCCCGTCGTTGAGGGCCCCGATGTGCTTCGCGTTGTTGACTATGTGGATGGCCTGGCCGCGGCCCGAGACGTAGCCGGCCAGCTGCTCGTCGCCCAGCTGCTCGGCTATCGAGCGGTTGGCCTCGGCCGTCGACCCCTTCGTGCCGGGGACGTGCGGGGGTATCTCGTCGGCCGGCGCCGAGCCGACGCCGACTTGCCAGTTGGAGATGGCCCTGCCGGTGTCCACGGGGGTGGACTGCACCAGCTCGTGCAGGACCGCGGATGACGCCGCCATGACGGCCCGGTCGCCGAGCTCGCCTGCCCTGTTGGCGTATAGCCGTATCCTACGGCTGAACTCGGCCGGGTCCATTGGCAGACTCGCGCTCCTGCTTCGCGCGAGTGTATGCCACGAAGGTGTCGTCGAGGGCCCTCACCATGCGCAGCAGGTAGTCGAAGCCCTCGCCCTCGAAGCCGTTCCGGCGAGCGTAGCTGTCGACGGCCGTCCAGGGTATCGGGCCGACGCCCATGCCCGTCTGCCTGCAGGTGCTCAGCTCGCAGAAGGCCTCGTAGTACACCTCGAGCCCGGGCAGCAGCGCCGGCGCATTTGCTATTACCTCGGGGATCGGCTGCCTGCGCCTCACCGCCGCCTCGATGAGCAGGGCCTCGCTGGGCCCTATCTCGAGCGAGTAGGTGAGGACCTCCCTCAGTTTCCCGCGTCTTGCTCCGCCTCGCCGGCGCGGAATGCCGCGGCCCGGCTGGCCTGCTCGTACACGTCGCGGAACAGCTCGGGCAGGTCGGAGAACAACGCGAGCGCGTTCTCGCGGCTGAAGGCCATCGGGCCGTCGCGGCCGGGGATGGACCCGGCGCCCTCGGGGTACACGCCCGTGCCCCAGCCAAGGAGCAGCCCGTCGACGACCGCCTCGCGGAGCAGCCGGTCGGCGGTCTCCTCGCTCAGTGTCTCGGTCTGGATGGCCCGGCGATGGGGGCGCAGCTTGTCGGCCAGGACCTTCTTGAACTTGGAGTTGGCCCCTCCGGCCCGCGACACCTTCAGCCAGAACTGGTCGGAGTAGTTGATGATGATGCCGTCCGTCTCCTTGGACGGGTCGGTGGCGAACATGTCATACGGGGACTTTGCCATGCCTGTCAGGCTCCCTTGTGGCTCCGTGTGGAGGGCAGTCTGCCCCATGGAGGCCGGGCCGGTAGCCATCACTCGGTCACTCGTCCTGGCTGCCCCTGAGTGGCAGCAGCGGCGCCGGTCTGCGCTGGCCCTTTGGCCGCGCCACGACGGCCAGGCACTCGTTGAGCAGGTCCATGGTCTGCAGGAGCTTGGCCTGCACCCGCCTGTCCTTCACGTCCCCGAAGGCCATAGCGATGTTGAGCGTGGCCATGCTGCGGGAGTAGGCGGCGTCGCCGCCGTCCTCAAGGAACCAGTCCTCGTCGTCACTCACGGCATACCCCCACGGTGGGCCGCTGAGCGGCCCCCGTCAGAGGGCCGCGACCGGCAGGTACGGGAAGTTGACCAGCATCAGGGTGTGGTTGTAGGTGTCATGCGCCGAGGCGTCGACCGTCACCGGCAGCATGAGGGGCTTGTCCTTCTCGGCCTTCAGCCTGCCATCGCCGAGCGAGAGCTGGGGCACGTCGAACAGGTAGCCGACGGGCAGGGCCTGCGACCCGGACTTCGCCACCATGGCGAAGTCGAGGCTCACCTTGTCGTTGGCGAGCACCGCCTGGATGGCCGTGATCGAGGTGAAGAAGCAGCTAACGCTGCCCGACACCTTGAAGTCGCCATAGTTTATGTCTATGCCGCCGAGCGCGGACACGGCCTTGACCGGGTCGATGCCGTTGTCGATCGTGAGCTTGATCTCATCGACGTACGTGGCGAGCGATGCCGCGCCGGTGTCGTCGTACAGACGCAGGCGTGAGAAGTCCGACGAGGCGTTGAAGGCCACCTGGCTCGGCAGGGAGTTGCGCGTGCCGGACTTGGCCACGGTGGCCTGCGTGGCGGTGAGCCCCTTGAAGCTTAGGTCTAGGGTGACCTTGTCAGCCTTCTTGATGTTGACCGCGAGCGTGTTGGGGCCCGCGCCATTGATGTACTCGTACTGGCTGGCCGCGATGTAGCGCTCGATGCAGTACGTACGCAGCTTGATGAGAGCCGGGTTGGACTCGTTCTTGAGGACGTGCCCGAAGAATATCTGGATGGTCTTGCCGGAGCCCGTGTCGGTGACCGACGTCGACGGCTGCCGGTCGAACACCACCGCATGGGCCGCGACCGTGGACACCCTGTAGAAGCCGTTGTCGGCGGCCGTGGCGAACTGGAGGCCGGCGGAGTCACCGCCGACCCAGACCCATTCGCCTGGGATGAGGCCGAGCGTGGTGAAGTCGAGGGTCGTGGAGCCGAGGGTCGCGACGCCGCCGGACACCGTGAGCGTGATGTCGCCGGAGGCGCCCTGGTGGCCGACGCGCGTGATCGTGGCAGAGGCGGGCGGTGTCTCGACGGACAGGCCGGAGGCGGACACTGTGGTGCCGCTCGAGGCCGTGACAAGCTTCAGCCCATTGTTGCCGCTGACCGCGTGGCCGTCGGCGAAGAGGAGGTCGTTGGTTAGGAAGCCCGCACCGCCGGAGGCGACCGTGTACTGCGTGCCGGACACCGCGGTGTCAGTGAGCGAGGTCTTGTAGCGCCAGTCGGCGAACATGAAGCCCTGCATGAGCCCGGCGAGCGAGCCCGTGACGAAGTCGGAGGTGAAGCTAGCGGCTGCGTCGAGGTCGGTGAGGACGCCGCGCTTGAGCTGCCGAGAGGAGTTGATCGGGTCGCGGGCGACGAGCTTGACCTGGCCGCCGAAGTCGGAGTAGGTGTTCGGCTCGAGCGGGGTCCAGATCGGGGTCACCGGCAGCGAGCCGGGGGTCTGCTCCTCGGCGATCGACAGGCCGGTGGCGTTGCTAGGAAGGACCTGTGTCACCTTATCAGCCTCCTACTTGACGAAGTCGTATGTGAACTCCGCCGTGACGTTCATCTGGTACCAGTCGTCGACGACCCCCACCTCACGGCAGAGGGCGCTGCGGAACCACACGTCGCCGGTCGAAGTCTCCTCGCCCTCGAAGGCGTCGAGCGCCACCTTGCCGAGCCGGTCGGCGCGGACGAGCCCTTGCTTGCCTGCTGGGACGAACACCTGCACTGTGACGATGCCGTAGCGTGTAAACCTGCGCTGGCCGACGGCGCCCAGCGATGACTGGTCAGACGACGTGTGGCGCACGTACACCCGCGCCCACGGGACCAGCCCGTCGGCCAGGTGCGGCTGCTGGGGCATGTTCGGGTACTCGACGGGCGGGGCAGCACCATCATTGACCGCCGGGGAGTTGGCGTCCCAGGCGGCCTTGAACTTGGCCAGGATGTAGTCGCGCGCCTGCTCGGCGGTCAGCGAGGCCATCGGCTCACGTCTCCTTGAGGTACGCCATGACCAGCACGGTCGCGTCGTCGCCTGGCCTGAGCGCGTCTGAGCGCATGACCGCGTAGCGCCTGCCCTGCGTGACCACCAGGTCGTTGGGCTGCAGCTCGTTGGGGGCGAGCTCAGCGGGGATCATGTAGGTGACGGCCGAGGCCATCTGGGCTATGGAGTCGCCGTCGTCGAGCTTGCCGCGGAGGAATATGGGGAACGAGAACTCGCCCCTGAAGCCGGCGGCCTCGCGGGGGTCCAGCAGGACGGCGTGCAGGCCCGAGCCGAGCAGCTGGTCAGTCCCCTCGACGTCCGGCTTCCACGGCTTCGTGGCATCCGAGGTCGTGCCCACCGCCGGGCGGTACACGGAGATGTCGCTGCGCCCGTACTTGGCTATCAGGCGGGCCGCGGTGGCGGTCGCGGAGGTGTACTGGCCCACGTCAGCCCCTCCCGATGTCGCCGAACATCATGCCAGAGCTGCCGAAGGCCGTCTCGCCGCCGACGACTAGCCCGCGGGCTATCAGGTAACGGTCGCCGGCCGGGTAGTCTGGCATGAGGATGCCGAGGCTGGTGTCGTATGCCGTCTCCTCCTTGATGGGGCCGACGGATGTGGGGGTGGACTTGATG